AACCAGACGTTCAATCTGTGCTGACATAGAAGCGTACTCGTCGTCCTTCTTATCAAAGATCTCCCAGTTGGTGATTCTAGTGATATCTCGGTTAGCTTTGTAATCCGAATTGATATTCTTTCTTGCCGCCGACGACCCTGGTCCGTCAAAGACGATCACTACTCTGGTTGGATTAAAAGTACGGGTTAAGAAACCTAATGACTTTAAAAATCCGACCATGCCGCCTACGTGAGCCCCTTGAGGGTTCATCATATTAATCATGGTAAAGCTGCGAATGAACGTATTCAACGCATCTATAACCAGAATGTGATCGTTAACTTTGCGGGGTGCCGACGGCTGTACTTTATTTAGTAAGTCGTCGTATTTGCCCATTACATATCCATATTAAGGTCGAAGTCTACTCCGATGTCTCGGATATCTTCTTCCATGCTTCCTTCTTCGATAAGGTCAAAGTCTACTGTACCTAAGAGGGTTAACCAGCGATCCTTATGCTCATCCTTATACTTGTCAATTGCCTTCTTATCGTCGAAGATGAATCCGTGAGGAGTCATAACGATGCGACCTCGTGACTGAATGCCGTTGATGTGATTCTTCTCAATCTGAATATTAGTACGTTTAGCAAACTCTACTTGCAGACCGCTCTTGATCGCTTTGATCTTAGAGGTACCTGGGTTAGTAATATTACCGAACGTTACTACTAACGTTGCATCATACCACATCGACATACCGCCTTTGTTCTGCAACTTAGCCATACCCATTGGTGATTCAGGCTTCATAGTCCATACCTTATTGATACATACTAACGTGTTGGTGTATGGAGAGCCTTCCTTACGAGAAAGAAGAATCTTCTGATTCACGTTATTACCAAACTGTGTAGACATAGCACCGGCATTCCATTCGTTGTTGTTCTTATTAGAACGTACTGATAGGTCGCATGGTACTGAACCGATAGAATCCCAGAAGAAACAAAGGTTATAAGGTAGATCGCCTTTCTTTTGATCGTCGATAAGATCGAGGATAAACGCGGCTACGTCTTCGATGGTATTCATCTGGCCTCTATCTGTATAGATAAAGAAACCTTCGTAGTCTACAATCTCACCTGTACTCTCGTCTACAACCTCTTGGAAGTCTAGACCCATCTCACGGGCGTGTTCCCAAGACCATTTCATCTCGGTGATAATGAACACCGGTAAGATTCCCATCTTCTGTGCAGAGACTGCTGCCTCTAATAAAGCGGTGGTCTTACCAGTGTCACTATGACCTCGTAGTAGTGTAATATGACCTTCGGGAATACCTGGGATAGAAGTAATCTCCTGGAAGGCTTTGGATAGTGGAATCCAGCGCTGCTCCTTGAACTTAATGCTCGTGTTAGCAAGGCCTTTATTCTTCTTAAATTTATCCAGGCTAAAACTCTTCTTGATCGCTACTTGAGCGCTCTCAGAAACTCCTTTTCTTTTGGCCATACTTAGAAGAGTAGATCGTCGTCCTTAAACAAATCGTCGAATTGGCTAACAGTATCGGCTGCCTTAGGAGCTTGAGTCTCCAAAGTAAACGACTGCTTAGGTGCTTGAACAGCGGCAGGAGCAGCTGCAACAGGTGCAGGAGCGTCGTCGCCGTCTTCATTACCAGAAAGCCAGTTCTCGAAATGCTTCTTAACGAAGTTAAAGTCGTACTTAGTGAAGCACTTCAAAGGATCTGGTTGAGTCTTCAACCAAGTATCTACATGAGTATTATTATCACTCAAAGTAGACTGCTTAGGCTTGATACGAACCGAAGTCTGAGGATAAGGATTGCCCTGTACCATCTCGACAACGATATCGAAGCCATTCATTACGTCAGTAAAATCACCGACATCCTCGTCAGCGGCTAATTGAAGCAAGGTGTTGTAAACCTGCTTACCGAAGCCCCACAAACGTACTCCTTTATCTTCTTCACCGCGAACTACTACAGGTGCGAATACACGCATCTTAGGTGCAAGCTTTCCAGACAATGACCAATTGTCACGATCGGAAGTCTTACGAAGCTCATTGACAAAGTCAACAACAGGATCTTGCTCACCAAAATTGGTTAGAGCGATCATAGGGTATTTTCCAATACCGTAGTGAAAATACAACTCACTGAAAGGGTATTCAGGGTTGAGTGCTGAAGGTACGATACGAATTTGGTGTTTGCCAACGCTTGGCTTCCAGAACACCGCTTCATAGTCGATCTTCTCTCGTTCCTCGCGTCCATTACTCTGCATGGAGGCGAGCTTTTGCTTAATAGCGGATAAATCCATACTACAACTGATTAAATAACTGATTAATAGAATATGTTTTCGTATACAATATACGAAAAAGTTTTCATAGCTCCAACTTAGAGCTCAATAATTTTATGAAGGCGGGTGTTGATACGCTTAAGTTCGTTTCCTCGAGTGAGTAGAATACAATTACGGTAGTCATTCCAGTCTACCCGGTAGCTTGAATCAGCTACTCCGCCGTTGAGCTCCTTAATGAGTGTATTAAGAGCGTTGATTGTATAAAGCGTATTAGATTCTTTCTTGCGATGTACAAGAATAGTATTATCTAGGAAGTTAGCGACATTCCCAAAGTCAACGTTATACGTGCATACGTACTCGTCATTACTTTTAGCATGGAGAACAAAGATCTTATTGTACATTATATCGTACTTACCTTTGATTGTCTCTACTAAGTTATCTATATTCTCTTCTGTGGTGAATGTACAGAATAGTTTATTACTCATATCGTCGTTCCAAGTTGTCGTATCTGTGACAAAGTCGTAACCAAATTGTGGTTCCATTACTTCCATTATAAATAGAATTTATTAGTCTAAAACTAGATTATTACTGTGTTTGTATTTTACAGGGTACTTTCCTCCCTGATCAAGGATTTTCTTTAAGTTTTCTAGGGTTTCTTTACCATCCTCCAAATAGAAGTCAAATAGGATGGCATCATAAGTGTATAACGTAACCTTTGACTTTTTATCTCTGAGGTAGCTCAGTACTTCTTTTAATATAAGAACGTTTCTTGAGGTCTCCAACGATTGAATCACATAATTAAATAATTTCTGTGGATTCATATCGCGTAAGTTAGAAAAGAATGGCTTATTTGAGATAGGAGCACGTACAATACCGGTTTCAGTAAACTCTTTCCATAGTTTATTGATGAATACGGCTACTTTGTCAAAGAATTCGATGTGTCGATACTTATCCGGCACACCTCCGTACATAATCTGGAAGGTAGTTTGCTTGGATTGCTTATATTCCTCTTCTGTAAGCTCGTTCTTACTGAAATACATCCTTCCTAGCTGTGTATGCACGCTTTCAGGTGTGAACTCATAGCCAACTACCTCGCCAATCAAGCGAATATGGTAGCCATCAAAGTCAAACTCTATAAATTTGTCTCCTTGCGGTATGAAGCACTTTCGATATTCTTCTTTCTTGGGGATTGCAGCGAAGTTGACAGCATTAAAGGCACTAGTAGGGCGACTAGTGGGATTATAGAGATTGTAATTAGTATAAGCCACATTGCTCGCAATACTAAAGCGAGGATTTGTAGGGGTAAACTTGTTAACAAACTCTTCATATGTTACTCTTATACCTGATTGTTCTGATAAATAGAAGACTCCCATGGCTAATCCGTTGTAGAACTTCCAGCTAGGATCTTCAGTCATAAATTTATATTCCTGTATAGTTTCTTCTAAGGCTCTATAGTTACGTTCACATTTTTCGAAGAGCTTAGGTAGTGGAATGATCGTATTTAGATCTTCTTTCTCACTTAATCGATTGTAAAACCATTGAATGGTATGAGGAGGGTCAGGAAGCTGTAAGCTTTCGTACTCTTTCATAGAGTACATCAGGTTTATATCATTGATATTACCGTGAGAGAAATGATATAAGAACGCTTTCTTGTTAAACGTATACAGTGTATCGTAACATTTTAAGATGTCTTGTATGCGATCCTTTGAGACATTAAGTCCTTCCGAGTGATTTACTGGAATAATGTATCCTTCACGGTGGCCGATAGGGCGTACATAAGCAGCAACAGTCCCAGTAAGTAAACTGTGATAACGGTCATTGCCCGAAATAATTTCAACGTAGGCTTCATTTCGTCCTAGTGCACAAAGATAATTTAACTGTTCGTCGCTTTCAACGATATAAAACATAACTCATTTATCATAACTGGCTGGTTTGAGTTAGGTAATCGTGTAACCCAGGGAGGGTCTTATCTAATTTCAAAACCTGCTTTTTATTCTTAGTCTTACTTCCTTCTACAATATACGAACCATTTACCGAATCGTCAACTGGAGATGATAAATCCCAGTCTATTAGTATAACTTCATAGGAAGGGTGGTGGTATTTGTTAGACTTACTGTAAAGTTCTTTATACGTGTCTCTGTTTATCTCAATAATACTTCCGGTGATCTTACTCTTAGCAAAGAATCTTCGATTAATTTTTAATTCGTAGTCTGGTATATAAGTGTAGGAAGGTACTGGTTGAGTTTCTTTAAGCAGTAGTTGGTTGGTTGTAACTTTAGCAGCATCGTCGTACTTCTCTCTTCCTACGTTTCGGTAGGTAGATGTAGAGAGTGCCGAGGTTTTAATAAGTTCCTGGCTTTGATTTTTGTTAAACTCAGTACCTGTGTAGAATGTTCCTTTTGAGGTTCTAATGTAGAAACCTGTATATAGTTCTCCGGTACTAGCAATTGTAAATTCTTCTCCAAAAGTATACAGAGCAGCAGTATGTTTAAACTTAGGCAGATACATATTAAGCTAAATTAGATATTTGGAAAGAATCTACTGTTGCTGTAGCAAAGCTTCCTCCTTCTGATATAAGTATTGCTTTATTGAGTTCTTTAAACATTTTTATGTTATCCGGTCTAGTTTCTGCAGCGCCTGCAAATGCTAGTACAGTATCTTTGGTAATATTAGAATAGAATGTACCACTCAAATTTGTCTTCATTCGAGATGTAACGTTGGCAATATAGTTTGCTGTATCGTTGCCATCTGATGCTGGAGCGTACTTATTAATAATTTTAGAGACTGTGTTTATGTTTGCTTTAAAGTATCCGTTGAGAAGGTTCTTCATTCCTGCTCGTACTCCATTATCTAGGGTATCAAAGACTAAGAAGTACCCTATCGAAGTATTTCCTCTAAAGCCCTCTTTTTGTCCGGTCACTCCGTTAAAATTAACTGATGTTCCTATCGGACGTATATTGTAGGGGTTATTATCGGTTGATGTAGAGTAGGCTCCTGAAATAACATCTGCACCAGAACCAGGGCTAGAGGAAGCTCCAGTAGCTCCAATATCAACTCCTAGCTTCCAGAACTTTTGGTAATTCTTACCATCGTTAATAGTGCCTGCGTCGTTTACATTATAGATCTGAGTTTTTATATTTGTTACCCATTGGCCTCTGTTTACCTGATGTTCTACTCCTGTGATTACAAAAGCAATATCTGTACCTCGAGTACCGCCATATGTACTAGGTAACACTCTTTTATCAATTCTAAAGCTCTCTAGTACTCTAAATCCTGACATTCCATGGAGAGCTAAGTTAAGCTCAAAAGGAATAATAAAAGAATATGCAGGATCCTGCTTCTTACCTATAACCATATTACAGTAGTTTTGGTATAAACTAGATACTGTGTAAGCGTCTGTTAGGTTTAGTACTTTTGCTACTCCGTAGATTGCGTTTACGTGAGCGAAGATTACAATCATATCTTTTTCAAAAGCTTCTAACATCTGCTCATATGTGGTAGTAGCAGCTTCAATTTTAACAGAGTCAATAGTACCGCTGTCGTCTTCTATAGTGTTAATAATACTTTGTTCTAAATCTTTACTTAAGGCATTAAAGCCTGTTCCTTCCATATTGGTAGTGAACGGTGAATCTTGAGCTGAGATGGCTATCATGTTCGAAATCCTTGGAGATATCTTACTTACAAGTCCTACGTTTTTAACAATACTATTTAAACCGAAAATGTTTATTTGTGGGAGCTTTGACTTAGGTACTGTGCTTAAATGATTTCGATCTACAACCGTAAACGTTGAAGACTCTTCGTAGTACTGTAATTCGTATTTATTTATTACTCCAGTTACTCTTTCAACTTCACTAAATAAGCTTTCAAAGAAGTCTAATAAGGCTACTGAGGCATCTCTGCTGGTATGTTCATCAAGTATACGAGTTATAGCATTAATGTTAAGTAGTACATCGTAGACAAGAGGAGGATCAAAACCTTCCTGTCCGTCTAATAGTGACTGTAGTGTGCTTGGTAGTAAGCATACTTGAGGATCTATAGAGATGTGTCCATCAATAGTTCTGTAGAAATTATTCCCTGAGTCTATTTCAAAAGATATGTAAGGAGCGGTAGCTTTTTTTAACTGCTTATTAAGTATAGCTAGAAATAATCCAAGTTTTACAAATACCTGAGTAGCATCTTGAGCAGAGTTTCCGTTTTGAGTCTGCTCAACAGTACTGGCTTTGTATACGAATGTCTGGTGGTATAGTTTGCTCTTTACTGTTTCCTTATCTTTAGATGAAATAATATCATCAAGCGTATCATCAGGAAGAATTATATAGCCGGTGTCGGGGGCTGTAGTATTTTCTGACCATACCTTTACCAGCAGCGCTTCGTGGATCTTTGTCTTATATTCTTGAGTAAACGCCATACCTAATTAGATTGTATAATCTTTAAATCGCATTACTACCATTTCATTTATTCGGGTTGGTCGGACTAAGATTTCAACTGCAGGATTATCCTGTACGAACTTTTCTGCTTGATCAATAAGACCGTTGACATTGTTAAGCTGGTAGTAGCTTCCTTCAAAGCCAAATGTACCTTCTTTTAGGTTTATGTAGAGGCCCTTGTCTTTCCGGTCTTTAACAATGCTTGTCTGTCTAGTAACTTTTAACGCGTCATTCACTCTTGCTTTATATTCTTCGTAAAGTTTAGATAATGTTTGACCGGCTTCAGGATCTGCTGCACTATTAAAGTCTGGTGGTGCGATAGCGCTTTTATACCGTATTTCGTTAACGTCGGGGAATTTCGGGGTAATCTTAGCTTTTGCTTGAATGTCTGTGAGTGTTACAGGTTTGTCTATCCCTTGAACTGTAACTGTTTTAGAAGTTACTGCGAGAGCAGCGGTATCTACAGCATCAGTTGCTTTTGTTATTGCTTTTTTAATGTCCGCATTAGAGACATAGAAGTTAATTTTTAAGGACTCTGCTACATCACCTGCTGTTACGATATATGTAGAGCAGTCATAACCGCCGTCGTTTCTTAAAGACCAGGTAAAGTTTTTTACTATTCCTGCTATACCATCATAATGGTACGTATACTTATTGCGTTTGGTAACCATAGCTGCTTGTGCAGCTTCTCTGGTATTGTAGGCTGTAAAATCAATAGGTTCTACCAACGTATCAACGTTATAGTTGCCGTTATCGTTAGCTAAGTAGCCTGACCATCCCCATTCTAAGAACACGTTAAACCCGGGTCTCATATAAAGGAGTTCTAATACATCCAGTTGCTCTCTACTCCAGCATTGGTACTTTACTACAGCTGTTCTTAAAGATCCGAATCTATTATGGGAATGAATCTGCATGTCCTGTATACCGGGAGCAGGTCTGTATCCGAGCTGTGTTCTTTCATAGCCTGGAAGTCCATCTGTCTCTTTATTAAAGAGAGTAAAGAGCACGTTATTCTTAGCTAGTTCAATACCGGTACCAAACTTTTCAGCTGTCTTAGTACCTGCTTTAATTTTAACGGCTGAGCTTAGTCTTACCCAAGGTGCTAGGGACTGGTATTGTATATAAGCTTGACGTAAAGAACCATCGTTAGCTTCAAAGATGTTTTGACGATCTTCGATGCTTTTAGCAACGGATCCTGCTATAGGTGTACCTACAAGATAATTCATCTAGAAGCATTTAACTGTTCGTAACTGTTTAATATAGCTCTTAGAGGTGGAATACGCAACTGTAACCCTGGTTCAATGTACATAGTATCTCTTCTAACCTTGGGATTAGCAGAAGCAATTACCCACCAGTACTGTTGATCGCCGTAAAATTGCTTAGATAAAATATCAAATCTATCGCCTACAGAGGCAACTACATAGTAGTCTTGCTCTGAAGCTGGTACTTCTGGATAGATAGTTGCTCCTCTGTAAGGCTTATCTCCTACGTTACGTACCGGTATGTCTTCGTATCTTTTCATAAGTAAGTGTCTTGATCTTCAATATTACTAAAGAATCCTTCTCCTACTTCAATTGACGGCGTTAAACCACCAAATCTGCTTGACCTGTTAGCAAATAGAGCGGCGAAATCTTCTGCTTCAGTTGAAATAGCAGAAGTTAATTTATCAATTAACGGCACTAATTCGCCTTGAAGAAGATCAATTTCATCTAACTGTAGAGCTTCCATATCTCCTAGAGTAGCTAATGTCTCTTCTCTTGCAAAATCTCTGTCAACTACCTTACTTCCTTGATTGATGTACTGTCCGTCTGGTGTAGCTTTGCTGAATGGGGATGTAAAGAGCTGAGGTACTGTGCTGTGGATTGGAGTAAATTGGATATTAGCGGTAATAACTTGAGGCAGTAGCCTTGCTTTATTATCTCCGTATGCACTCTTCTGACTGTAAGACCATGGTACATCGTTGGCGACAGTAATAGATACTGAGTTTATTATTCCGGCAGTACGTAGATAGTTACCCATTGTCATATAGACAATAGTGCCTTGAGGTAAGTTATCCACATATGTAGGAGCAGTATAGGATACTAGAGAGTTAATTTTATTAAAGACTCTTGGTTGCTCGGCAGCAGAAAATATTGGAATAACTAATTGAAAGTTAAACGTTCGAGTAAACCCTGTATATGTAAAGAATTGTTCCATTCTACCTACGTAGTTAACTGATTGCCAGTTACCTGTATAGTTATCTGAGATGTTCTGAACAAAGCCTCTAAAGGTATTCATCGTAGTAGTTGCTTTTCCAAATACGTTGAAGGTTACTCCCATCAGTAAATCGTCTTTAAGAGTTCCTCCTACGTCTAGTAGGTTAACAGAATCAGTTGACCGTGTATCTACTAAGTCGGGCTTAACTCCAAGAACAACCTTTTTATTGTTTTTAGCTTGAGCACTAGCTTGAGTTCTAGTTAATACTGTGTTAAATCTCTCAGGCTTACCTAACTCACTTATTTTAGTACGTAATTGAGAACGTTTCTCAATACGTATTGTCTTACCGGCAAGTGCTTCACTAGCAGCATTATTATTTCTAGTATAGTAATTAGTGAGAGGTCCTCCTCCTAATGCAGAGAAATGCGTACCTGTTCTATTAACAGGAATCTGTAGAAGTATGTTACCGATTCTTAAGGCCGGGTTTACGACAGTATTCTTACTAAAGATGTCTATTAAAGTATCTGCTTTACTGGCTTCAAGCACTACTTGTTTAGTAGCAAATTCTACTCCCGGTCTATCGGCTAGCATTTTAGTAAGACGTTCTAGATCTTCGGCTCTGGCTTGAATCTGATTAGAGGAAGGTACACCCGGATTGTTTATATCTTTTTGGATATAAGGTGCTAAAGTACCGAACTTTAGATCTTTTAATTTAGTTTTTAAATCTAATAAAGGCATCTTAATTTAATCTTGGGTTACCTAAAGCCATTGAAATACCAACCTGATTGGCATCCATAAATATCTTAGTGTCTTTCTTAGCCTGCTCTTCAAGTAGTTGAATCATCTTGTCGTACTTTTCTCCTCCAGCATTCTTCTCTTTCTCTTCTTCTCTATCTTTTCTATTAAGATAAGCTGTAAGACCTCCGATTGCAGCTCCAATACCAGCGCCAGCTAATGTTCCGACACCTGGAATAATAGATCCAATCATCGCACCTGTGCCAGCGCCTTGTAGAGCACCTCCTGCTGTACCTAATCCTACATTAGCAGCACTACCTTCTTC